TTTATGTATAGTATATAATGAATTAATTGATGATTTTTATAAATTATATCCAGATAAAAAACCAACAGAAAAAACTTTAATAAAGCATCCACCATTATCTATTAGTAAAATGCATGAATTATGTAATATATTTATTCAAAAAATAAAAGAACAAACTGCATATAGTAAATTATTAATCAAACGAGATCCTAAATTATTTAAAGCCATTAAATTTACATTTTTACCATCATATAAAATGGAAGTTGTTTTGAATAAATTAGAAGATATGAATAATGATAAAAAAATATTAATAGATAAATTATGGGTTGATATATGGTTATTATATGTAATTAAAGACGACAAAAGTGATAATCCAAATATAGAAACTATACATGCATTAAAACATGCAATAGATTGTGTTAATATAACAGGAAATTTAAGTAATAATGAAAATATTAAAAAAGACAATAGTGCATTATTAACTGATTTGCAAAAAATGGTTTCTGATGTTGGAACAAATGGATTATCAATAGATAATAACATGTTAGATATGGTAAAAAATATAACAAGTAATTTAAAATGTACAGATAAAAGTAAAAGTTTTGCAAATGATTTAATTGCTGATATTAAAAAGAAAACTTCTTCAGTTGAAAAAGAAGGCAAAATAGATAGTAAAGAATTTGTAGATAAATTATTGGATTTAGATACTACAGTAGATAAATATAAAACACAAATACAAAATGGTGAAATTGCAATTGATGATATGTTGGGTGTTTTAGCCAATATTATGCAAGACGGAGATAATACATTGGCTAATGTAGCAGAAGCATTGAAGTTGGATAAAGTTAATTTGAATGAGGTTATAGGAGAAATCAAAGGAAAAATAGGGGATAAAGTTCCGCCTGAATTAGCAGGAATTATTAATGAATTAGATGGAGATAAATTAAAAAATTTAGATATAGGAGGAATAGTAGAGCAAATGGTAAGTGGATTTAGTAATGTAGTAAATACAGGTGAAAATCAACAAATGGAATTGACAGAAGAACAAAAACAAGAAATGTTAGAGTTTTATAAGAATCTAAGTAAAAAATAATTTTGTCTTTATAAATATAATTATATATACTATAATTATATCTATTTGATATGTTATTATTAATTACATATTTTAATTTATATAAATATGAATTATTTATAATAATTGCAACTATATTTTTATATAATAAATCTATAGGTATTATTTGTTATATTTTATATATTATATTATTAATTGCATACATTTATGATTACCAAAATATAAACATCGTTAATAAATCTAAATGTAGAAAAAATAATTTAAATAATCCATTTGGTAATTATTTATTAAATAATAATCCTAATATACAAAGTTGCAATAATAATAATTCTGCAAAATCATATAATACATTTAATTTATATGAAAATGCTATAAATAAACAAATAACTTCTAATAATAAATCATTACGACAGTTTTATACTACTCCTATTACTACTAAAATTAATAATACTATTGAATTTGCTAATGCATTAAAACCAAATATTTTATCATGTAAAATTAATGGTTACTGCTTACAACATAAATTATATTAGATGTTTTGAGTAGTATCAGTATTAATATTATATAATTGTAAAACATTAACAAATTTATCTTCTAATGAGTTAGAAAATTGTTTTAATGGTTTTGTAAATTTATTTTTTTTATGGTCGATATTTAATTTATTATAATTATCAATAGATTTATTTAAATATTTGACAAAATCAACATATCCAAATATCATATTGATAATATTTTTAATATTTAATTTATTTGCAATATGATGTCTTATAAATTTTAATATATCATTAGAAATATTTTCACGATTGATAAAATATTTATCACTTTTTATAGAGTATGATTGTAATGTACTTAATAATGCTAAATATGAATTAATCACTCCTACTAATTCTTTTGGTGCATTAGATTTTAATAATTCATATAATTGTACATGATTTTTTTCATATGTTTTTTCATATGTTGTATTTTTATTTGTTTCTGATACATCATATACATATAAATCAGTAAATGTTACAAATAAAAATGATAAAATATTGCAAATACTATAATTAATTGAATTACATTGGTAAATTAGTGTTTTATAATTATTTTCACAATTATTCAATTTACAATATGTCTCTAACTTATTAGTAGAATGATAATATAATATATTCCATAAAATATTGTCATAATGTGGTATTTCACCCATTCCTTTTTCATATGATTTTGTATATGTTCTATATAATTTACCATTTGTATCACACACAATAAAACCTTGTATTGGCAAAGATTCACCAATAAATTCGTGTTGTTCCGTCAATGTTTTAATTACAACTTCTTTCGATACATTATTTTCTATTGGAAATATTTTTTGTTGTTTAATATCTAATATATTATGTGTTTGTTTATCTCGCGCACATATTAAAAATAATTCACTCTTATGTGTTAGATCATTATATTCACACAAATATTTTTGTTGCGGTGTTATCATTACAAATACAAAATATGCATTAGGTATTTGTAATGATAATGCTGTTAATGACTCTTGCCATGCTTCTGTATTTCCATATTTTTTTAATTTGCATGTTAATTCAAATTGCTCTCCATGTGATATATCACTATTATATTTCGATTCAAAAGCATTTATACAACTATTTGTCCTGAGACACCATATGTCTTGTATGCTATTACATAATATAACAGATCCTTCATATGAAACATATGTATTTTCATTATATTTTTGCAAAAATGTATCATTATCTACTACGCTAACTCTAGATATTGTATAATCAATTACATTAAATATATTTTCTCCTATTTGTACTACTACACTTCTAACTGGCATTAAGTCATATAACTCTACATTATTAATATATATTGGACTAGTTGGTTCATATTGGCCATATATATCTTTATGAGTATATATTAAAACATATCCTGTATCTGCATTTAAAACTTTAAATTTAATTGTATTTTTGGACATACTAGTCAAAATTTTAAGTCTTTGAAAATATATTGATTCACTAGTTGGATTATGTAATTTGTACTCTAACAAATACTTCTTTAAATTATCAAACATAGTTATATTGCTATTAGTCATCTTTGATACTGAGTCTGATACAGTTGATGTTTCTTTAGTAGTCTGTGTCATTTATATAATATATAATTATATTATGTTTAATTTACTATTTAAATTTCAATTTTTATACAATATATTATATATAGTATGGTATAATATATAGTTATTTTATAAGATTAAAATATTTGTGTAATATATAGAATTATATATATATGACTGATGAAAATATAGAATTAAATACCTTATATATTAATGTGATTGACGTATATATAGACAATACATTAAATGATGTTTATAATTATATACACAAAAAATACAAAAAAATTAATATAACTGAAATTGACAAAATAGTTATAGAAATCGGGAAAATATTAAAAATAACAGAATTAAAAAATAATATTTCAAATGAAAATACAATTAAACAAATCGTACAAATTATTTTTAATTATATTTATTATTATATCATACTTTCAAATTCTTTTAACTTAAATATTGACCAATTACGATTAGAAATTATACAATATAAAGGAGATATAATATTTACACCATTTATAATTGATATCATAATATATTGTTCTAAATTAATACAAGATATTGACAACTATATAAATAAAAAAGATATAAAAACAATTGATAAAAATTCATTAATATTTATTGATTCTATTGCTGATATATTAACTGAAATACAAAAAGATAAAACAACATATAAACACAACTTAATCAAAATTGTTATATTCAAAATTATTTATATTGAACATGATAAAACAACTATTTTCAAAATAATCGAACTTGAAGAATTAGAAAAATCTGAAAATACATTTATAGAAGTTATTGAATCTATGATAAACGAAATAGATTATAATGTGTTTAAAAATAAATTTAAAATAAATGAAATAGAAAATGGCACTGTTGATTATTTATATGATTTACTATTTGATAATGAAATTATTGATAATCAAATAAAACGATTAACAAATATCAAAGAAATTAAAATTGATACTAAAATTAATGAATTATTTGAAAAAAATATTTTAATTCCTATAACAGATGATGTATTACGATATCACAAACATTCTGAAACATATGACAAACATTCAGAAATTAGTAATATAGTAAAACAAAAATCAAAAAAGCAAGATAATACAAAAATTAAATATATTGTTACTAAAATTAATAAAATATTAGATTATTACAATGTTATCCAAAAAAATAATAAATCTGACTTAGAATATATAAATAAAACATTTTATTCATTAATACCTCATCGTAAAGCAATTATTACAAATGAATTTGAAGAATTATCTATAATAACTAAATTATTAAATCAAGGAAATAAAGCAATTCTCAATAATGAATATTATAATGATTTACTGACATATAGAGAATATGCATATCTAAATTATAAAGATATCAATGATAATGGTTTTAACTTTAATACTACAAAAACTATAACTTCTATACGTAGTGCCACATTTGAATTTAGTAATAAAAAAACATATCCTAACTTACAAACAACAAGAATCCAAACACGTGTATCTCCTATTAATCATCCAGTCAATATAATAGGTGTATGTATAAATCCATTTATATATAATAAAAAAGATATATCTTTTTTACAAGTGCGTGATGTAAAACAAGTTAATAATGAAGATAATGGATATAATGTTATGATAAATTTATTAAAAGATAAAATAATAAATAATAAAAATAATAATAAATTAATTTATTGGTTATTTAATAAAAATACAGATATAATTGAAAAAAACAATACATATCAAAATATTCCATTATTACATTCTGAAGAATATTATAAATTATTACTAAATAATATATATAATAATACTGTTTTATTTATTAATGAATATATAAATAATTATATTGATTCGTCAAAAGATAATAATTTACATATATACAATACATTTTTAAAAAATATTAATAATACCTTATTAGATATATCAAATACACAATTTTATAATGATATCATAAATAAATTGTATTATACTAAATTACATAATACAAACCAACCTATATATGATATAAATGAATCTATCATACCAGGTATTAATAAAAAATTAATAAAAATACCCACATATAAAAATGATAAAAAACAAAATACAAATATATATATCAAAAAAAAAGAATATTTTACTGGTAAAATTATTGAAACCAACAATATCAATGATGATGCCATTTGCCAACATCATATTTCATGGAATATTGCTAATCAATATAAAAAAAATTCACCAAATCGTTTTAATCAATTACTTTACGAATTTATTACTAAATTTGTTATTGAAACAAATGATAATCAATATGTGTGTAAATCTTGTTATCAATTTTTAGATATTAAAAAATATACACATGAATCATTTAAAATAGATCAAAGCAATATCGCACTTTCTATTTCATTAGAAACTCATTTAGAAAAAATACCTGAATATGAAAAATTTAGTAGATCTATAAAAAATATGGATAAAATAGTTGAAAGATTATCATATATAATTAATTCACAATCATTAATAGGTGCAGATACTATTAATAAATATAAAAGACAAAATATTATAAAAAGTACAATAGATTTAATTATTTTACAATATATAAAAGTTAAAGCTGATTTAGTTGATATAAATTACACTAAAAAACGTAATGAATTAGCACACAAATTATATGGTATTGATCCAAAATTAACACAATTATATGAATTTGACATGTCAAATGATCTATTTATTTATTCATCTAAAGATATTGACATTTTCAAAAAAAAGAAAAACAATAATATTATATTATATTTTATTTTTATGTTGATAAATCAATTTATACCAAATAATATATTGCAATTTCCTGATGATAAAATTATCAATTATCAAATTTATAAAAAATTTACATACAAATATTTCGATGATCTATATATTATGATTAATGATTCTAATGATATTAAAAAGTTAAATGAATTTCCATTACTATGTTATGTTATATACTATTTAACTGCTCAAATTATTAAATATAAATATTGGTTTATTGATAAAGATATATATGTATCTAAAAAAAATTCTATAAATCCTTTATTACATAAAATAATTATCCATACTTTAGTTCATTTAATGAATGATATTTTATATCAAAATACATTACAAAATAAAAATTACATATATGCTTCTAATTCTACTAACTTTCTATTAAAATTAAATAATCTATATCAAGGACAAAATGCAAATAATATATTGATACAATTAAATGATATTAGTAATGCAAAAATAGATATTAGTGACAATAAAGTAAAAATCAAATCACAAGACAAGTATAATAAAATATTAGATGGAACTATTGCACATAGTATTTTTGATAATATTGATTCCAATTTTATTATTAAATATCAAATTAATACATATAATAAATATAATAAATATGTTAATATATTGGATAATAACTCATTAATTAAAAATTATAATGAACTTGCAAAAAAACATTTACATAAAATTTACAAACATTATGATGAAAACGGCAATAAACGACCTATTAATACAACTATTGATATCGATGACAAAAAATTAAAATCATATGTAGATAATGTTCAATCTTCTATTACACAACAAATAAAACCTATTCAACAAATAATAGACAAAGATATTACATATATATTAAAAAATATATATCATAATTATTCACATAATGCTAATAGTGCTATTACTAATCTAATTAATATTCTAGAACAAAATATTGGTAAAAATAGTAATATAAATAATATGGATTTTTATTTATATAAAAATGTTTATTATATAAACCATAATCATTTAGGCGACAAAATTACTGAATTAGTTTTATTTGATGAACATATTAATATTAAAAAAAATGATGATTTTTTTAACACAGATACTATACAATATTTTGATAAAAATAATAATATAACTATGTTTTATGATGCATTCAATCTACACTATTTAGGATATAAAGAACTTAATAAAAATTATATAAAACAAACAAAAGGAAATAATTATATATATATAAATAAATCATTAAAAAATAAGTTATTTTTATTAGGCTATTCACAACCTATTTTAATATTTGACAAAACACTCAATAAAACTAATATTCTTAATAATACTATTATTAATCGTACTAATAATCTTAAAAATATCATCAAAGATATACATAATTATATCTATAAAATCAAAAATAAAAAAATATATAACAATATCGATGCCAATATAAAAACTTTTTACGATAAATTTAAAGATCTAAAATTTATTAAATCAAATGGCAATCGCATTTTTGAAGATATATTTATTGTTACTGATAATATTTTTGCAAATACATATACTGTTAATGATAATGATAATATTACTATTAATACATCAGATATATACAATAATATAAATATTGATTTATTACAATTAGATAAATTTAATGGAAATGATCAAAAATTATTATATTATTTATATAATGAATTAAGTGAATTTATAAATATAAATTCAGATATTAATAAATATAAATTATCTACTTTAATTGCCATCATGATCGATATCTCTTATAATAATTTCACTAATTTAGATAAAATATATAAAAATAATGAAGTCAAAAAATTATCCCTATTACAATCTGATTTTAATGTTAAAACATATATACAATATGATGATGATATTATTATTGATAATAAACAACATACTGAACAAACATATGAAACAGAAGAATTAATTGATCAAAATGATAATGAAAATAATGAAATCGATCCTATTGATATGGATAATGAATTTGATGAAACACATGATGAAGGTGATGAGGGTGAAAATATGATTCAAGATCAAGATGATTAATAAATATTTATTAATAATATTATTGTTATTATTAATAAATTATTATTTATGTATTTTGTGTCGAAAGTGTATATGTTTCTAATATTGTATCTTCTGATATTTTCTTACCTGCTTTATATATTTGTTCTGGCACTCCTAATGATCTATATAAGTTAGTTTTATTAGATATAACTTCTGTTTCTAATTGTTTATTACTATTTATATATACTAGTTTTTCTGTATTTTTTACATTAATATACATTACCCACATATATGTATTATGTGATGTTAATTTTGCTACTATATCTCCATTATTAAATATTTTATCACTTTCCATTATTAATGTTGTTTTTTCTGCTTCAGTTAATATCGTTCCTAAACGATTATTTAAATACTTATTTTGTGTTTCAATAAATAATCCTATCATACTATATTTTGAATTATATTTGGTTAATATATTATTTAATAAAGTTGTTATTTCTTCTGATAAGTTTATATTTCCTTGTGTATTATTATATGATGTAGCACTAAATATAGTATTCATATTTACATCATGTGTGTCTGTTATTACTTCCTTCTCATCTCCAAATATTTCACCTACTACTTTATACACGTTGTCTAGTTTATGCCCTTTCAGTACTGTTACTTGTATCAGTGGTGATTGTGATGGTGGTGGGTGTTCTATTTGTGATTGTGAGTGTGGGTGTGGGTGTGGGTGTTCTGTTTGTGATGATGATGTAGTAGTGGCTTTTGGTGCTTTTGTTTGTGCTGGCGATAATAGTGTTTCTTTTGCATCAACATGTACTTCTGCTGATTTAGTAATAGGATTTGCTTGGGGACCATTTTCAATATTATTATATGTACTATCGAAAATTACAATATGTCCATAATTAGGGATATAGAAATCAATATTATCTATTTTATATTTCCAATAGCCTATATTATTTTCATCATATGCTAAATCTTTAATAAAAATATTTTTTAAACTCATATTTGTAATGGCAATATTATTTTGTTTCATTACATACATACCATATAATATTTGAAATATAATGCTTTTCCATACATCATCATCATGAAAGCCTGTTTGTACCATAGTATGTGTAGGTCCATGATTTAATGTATATGCTTTAGATTTCCAATCTATAATATTAATAGTAGGAGCTTCTGTTAATGCAACAATACATTTATTAGCTGACAAGTTTGTGTTTTTATATACTTCTAATTCTGCATAATCATTTATTACTTGTTCTTTTATTTCTGAATTAGTTTTTGGTTTATTATAATATATTTGATTTTTATTTTTATCCATTGCTTGGTGTATATATAAAACAATTTTATCATAGTGTAATTTATTTAGATCGTGTTTTTGATTTAATAATGTTTTATATTGATTAATAATGTAATTTTTATCATTAATATTATTACGATTTGTAGTATTTTCATTAGTCGATTTTCTTAAATTTTCTAATTTTACAAAATCAATTCCACTTTTATATGTTATATACCATGAATGCAATATTATAAAATTTGGACTAACTTTCTTATTTATTATTGTTTCTCTAACAAATTCGTAATATATAATATCTCTCCATAAATCACTTTTGAATTTATCAACCCCTAATTTTCCTTGTTCTGCCATTAAATCTATTACACGCATCTGATATATTCTAATATTTAATCCAATATTATCTGGTGCACATTTTGTATTGTTATTATTTACTACTCTTATTGGATAACATGATCTAAACATAATAAAGTTTGTTGGTAATGTAGCATATGGATTTGAAGTAATATCACTAAAATGATATGGATTAATTTCCATCATTTTTATATGACTTAATAAATTCATTAATTCTTGTTTTTGATCTTTATTGTTGTTATATGGATCAATTATTGATATTGTTTCGCCATCTACTCTTTTAATAAATAATGATCTTAAATATCTATATATTGACAATCTTTCGTGTATTGTTGTCATATTTTTTAATACAATACCATTTGATTGTGGCAATATGTCTTCGTATATATTATGCAATTTAACAAAATCCCCAGTTCCATTACCTAATGATATATTATAATTTTTTATAATAGGATATAATTGAGGATTATATGTTGTCATATTTCCATAGCCCATATATGGATTAGGTACATATGCCATTTGATAAGGATTTATTCCTTGTTCCATCAACATTGTCATTTGATCTTTTCTTTTTTCTTGTGGTTGTTGTCCAAATCCTGTTATTTTTAATTCTAATCCTGGAGGAACTACTTGTTGCTGTTGCTGTTGCTTATTAAATTGCTGTTTATTCATTGGATCATAAAATGTTGGATTTATAGGATTTGGTTTTCCATCAAAATTTCTTTTAGTTTGTTTTTCATCATTAGTTGTAAATGGAGAATTTGCATCTATTATTTTTGGAACTACACGTGCATTTATAGATCCTCCGCCTGTTAATTCTTTATATGTATTTACATTTATTAGTGGTATTTTTCGTAATGATATATTAGTATTTTTATATCCCCCGTTTAATGAAAAAAAAAATCTTCTGTATTTTCTACATTTCTTGGTTCTGGATCTCTTTTGATATTGTTCTTTTTTGTCTTATTATTACCACCACCTTGCATACCTAGCATACCTTGCATTCCTTGCATTCCTTGCATTCCTTGCATTCCTTGCATTCCTTGTATTCCTTGCATTCCTTGCATTCCTTGCATTCCTTGCATTCCTTGTATTCCTTGCATTCCTTGCATACCTTGACCTTGCATACCTTGTATAGGTACATTATACATAGTTTCGATAGGAATACTAGTTTGACCTTGCATTCCTTGACCTTGCATATCTTGACCTTGCATACCTTGACCTTGCATACTTTGACCTTGCATATCTTGCATAGGTACATTATACATAGTTTCGATAGGAATACTAGATTGACCTTGCATACCTTGCATACCTAATCCTTGCATACCATTTATAGGCATATTATTTATTCCAGGTGTTAAAAATCCAGCCAATGTTTGTTTAGGTTTTTGTTCATTTAATAAAGATCCTGCACCATTATCTTTTGATAATTTATGATCATATGTATAATGTGACAAATCGTTTGATTCATATAATTGTCTTATACCAGATTTTGCACCATTACCTTTTAATAATTTATAATCAACTGTATGTTGTAATGAATCATTTGATTCATGTAATTGTCTTATGCCAGATTTTAATATTTTACTTTTCATAATTAAATTATCATTAGATAATTTATTTTTATTAAAATCATTTAATTGGATTCCTCCTGATTTATTTATATTTGTAAAATAATTATCATTTATAATAGTTCCTATAGTAGCAGTATTATTTGTAGAATATTTATTTAAGAATTCTAATGTATTAGCTGGAATATTATTTCCATTATGTTTTATATGATGTAATAATGAAATTATAAAATATTGTATATCATGTATTTGTGAAGAGTTTTTAATAGAATCATCTATTTGTTCATTATTTAAAATATCTATAATAGTAGATTCTTCGAAATTACTAAGTTTTATAGTAATATTACTATGTGGTATTTCATATTTATTTCCATTATAACTATATATTATAGATTTATTTGATGTTTTACCTTTTTGTATATAACCATCTATATTATTTATAGCTAACTTATTATGTCTAAATCCTGGGTATTTTGTTTGTATAATACCTATTATATGAATAATTTGAAATAATAAACCACGAAAATCATTATCTGTCATATTTTTAATTATATCTTCCGTCAAATAATCATTCAATGATACTATTTTATAAAAATGTTCATATAATGTTATTGAAATATAATCATCTGGTTTTACTTTAAATTCTATCAATTCTGGTATTGTTTTTATAAAATCTTCTAAGTATTTATATTGTATATCTAAATTTAATATTTGAATCTTCAAATTATAACTTTGTTCATATGTCAAAAAATCAGAAAATAATTTGTGAAATGCCTTATTTATATTTATAGGTTCTGTTAATTCATTCACATCATTATTATATTTTGTTAAAACAATATCAATTGAATATGGATCATTAACTTTTTTTAAAATATATTTATAGCCATGTATAGTAAGTGATTTTTTAACAAAAATAAGTTTATCATTGAAAATAGAGTTGACATATTTGTGTATATTTTCAGTAATAGGTGTTCTTTTTATGGAATTTAAATTGTTTACATCTGTTATGTTTACTGGTTTTACTTCATAACATAAATTTTTATTTGTATTATAAAAAAAATCATATGCCATTCGTATTAAATTATCAACATTATCAAAATTATTTGTTATATCTTCCATTAATATAATATATAAATTAATATATATATATAAAATTATTACAATGAATAATATTTTACTTATTTATAATAAAATATTGCAATCATCTTTTATTAATAATATTATAAATAAACACGATCCAATTTATAATTATGCTCAAAATACATCTTATTTCGATAAATTTAACTCAATATATTTCATGAAAAATTTAAATCCAGGTTATTTATTTAATACATATACTTATAATAATTATAACATACAACCTGATTATATAAAATCATTTGATGGTATTATTTTAATTATTTCATTATCTGAATATTTCCAATATACCGGTAAAATACAACGTTTATGTGATCAAATACGTTTAACCAAACCATTATTATGTGTTATAATTTCTAATGATCCATATGAAATATCATTTCCACATTATAATAATATGAAGTATATGATATATTATGACATGAAAAAATATATAAATAATGTTAATGATTTATATTTATATAGTGAAGCATTTTATTGGTTTATCAATAAAATAAATCAAATAATAAAACAAACTAATAATAATATATTAATTAAAAATAAATCTATACAACAATCTATACAACAATCAATAAAACAGCCTATAAAGCAATCTATTAATAATTATACTACATACTATAATTTATATTTATATCTATCTATATTAATTATATCAATTATAGGTTTAATCAAATTATCAAATATATAATTATTTATTGTTTATTTTATTATCCAATATAGTAGTTAATTCTTTTGCACTTGGATCACTTACATTTACCCAACTTTGATTTGGTCTCCAATAATATGGTATTATATGATCCGCATTATATCCAAAATATTCTATAAATAATGATCTATACCATCCTTCTTCTAAAGTAGTAGGTAGATGATATGCTTCTATTTTACCTAAATTAATTAATAATAGATCCATTTGTTCTTTTGTATATTTAGTTTCAGCATATTCTTTTGCAATCAAATACCATGGTTTTCCTGTATTATCTGATACACCATCTGAAAATGCTTCTTTTTTCCTCCATACTACTTCATTTGTAGCATATTTACTATCTTTATATAACGTATCTAATGTTTTTCTTAATAAATACTTTTCCATTCTACCATTTTTCATATCTGGTATTTTTAAAATAGGATCTATATTATATACAAAATCAATATAATCTATATCTTCATATGGTAATCTTGGTTCAAGTCCCCAATGTGATAAATTTCTATCAACTCGTAAACCATCATGAAATGTAATATATGTTATTAATTTACTTGATTCCATTTGTGCAGTTGTTGCATTTGGAGCTAAATGAAAATACATATAACCCATATTAATTTCATCTGATCCATCTCCATTCAAAATTACTTTGTATGGTGTTTTAGTTGCTATATATCTAGCTAATATATATTGTGCTACACTTGCTCTAATAGTTGTTGTATCATATGATTCTATACATTTAATCACTTCTGGTATTAATTCTAATGCTTCTTCTTTTGTATATATAATTTCTGTATGTTCTGTTTCTAAATTTTTAGCAACCATACGTGCATATCTTAAATCTTCACTATTCTGCATTCCTATCGAAAATGACGCCAATTTTATTCCCATTTCTCTATATATTTCCGCCATATAAAATGCTACTGCATAACTATCTAGACCTCCTGATATTAATACACATGCTTTTACATCTGTATTTGTTGCTCGTCTTCTAACGGCATTTTTTAATACATTGTCATAATCAGAATATAATTGTTGATCTTCAACATTTCTATATAACAACTGATTTATATATGAATGATGATATGAACTATTTATAAACTGAATACATTTTTGTTGTGTTGGATCATATTTATAATGTCTTGTTTCTCCTCCATATAATCTTGCAACCTTATAATTAAATTCTTTTCCATCTGTTATACCTTTTGCTAAACTACATATTGCCAATCCTTCATACATTTTTTCTCTATTTGGTGCTAAATTAGATGGATTTTTATAATCATATATTTCTTGATAATGTATAGGTCTAACACTTAAAGGATCTACTAACATATATATATTAATTTCTTTAGTAATATTATTTGTAATATTTATAACCATTGCGAATTCTCCACGTAATTTTTCATAAAATTTTTTCATATCCGTTCCACTACACATTTCTGCAAAATATGGTAATAATATTGAACAATCACATGCAAAATCTAATGTATCTATTATTGATTTTTTTACTTTTGCCTTTAATTCTTGTTCTAATTCAATATGATTATATATTTCACCATTACATATTAATGTATATGTTGCCAATTCATTTGTATAAGTAAATGGTTGCATATATTTACTA